AATGTATGTCGCGATAGTTGCCGCAATAGATAGGTTTGAGCTTCCGACTTACCTGATTCCTCAGACGCTTTAATCACTGCCTGGGGGTTGGTCTTAACCGGAAGCGATGAATATTTGACGATTGCCCCTCGGTCATTTCCAGCAATGCGAGTCGGGTCAGCGCCACTGGCTAATTGATTTGACTGAACTAAAGCCCCAGATACGCCAGGAAACAAACTATTAAGTAATCCCATTATTTACCTCCACTAACCGAACGAACAAATACGAAGCTTAACGAACCGACGCCAAATGCGAGTAAGGAAAGTGCGAGCGCCACCTGAACCATATAATTCCATTTGTATTTCTGTTTAATGATTTCTTGGGTGCGGATTATGGATTGAGCAGTGTCAAGAGCTGCCTGTAATCCTTCAACAGATTCCATTGAATCACTGCCATCGAACTTCAGCTCCCCGGTTGGCAGGAGATGTAATTGGAGTCTCTGCTTGGTGTCTGTTGGTTCCATAAATCATCATTCCCAGAATGCAGAAGAGAAAAAAAGCGTTTAGGTAAGCGAGCGCGAACATAAATTTATTCGGTCGCATCTGGCGGCTCAACAGGGAAAAGGAGACTACCGAGTTCATCACCATATTGGCGAAAGGTTTCAGCATCTGCTTTTTCCTCCATTAGCGCTCCAGCTACCGAATTCATCACTTCAGTGGGGGCGCTGCGAATCTCATCGACAATCGCCTGCGAACGCGATTGAACCCAGTTACCCTTGTGCGCTTGTAATTGACTCTCTAAGCTTTGAACTTCGGATTCACTTTCACCTGCGGCATGAATTACGGCATCTTGAAAGTTAACGGGTTTAACTCGCCCTTTCTTACGTCGGCGGCTAACTTTTCCGTTTTTATTGGCTTTAGCCAGCTTCCCCTTGCTCTCTTCATCCCAAATCAGCTTGGCATCTTCAGCCGTCAGGTCTGAGCCGTAATTATACTTAGCCGCAAGCGTTTCGGCTTGATTGGGGTCTTGTCCGTTTTGCTTAAGTAGTTCTCTAAGTGTTTCCATGATTAATCCTTGAGCTTAAATGTGATGCGCTCGCTGGCTAATTTGAGCCATGCTTGCGCCTGGACCGGCGTGTAGTAGTCGTCTTTGCGGATCGGAATTCCAATCTCTTTCCCCCATCGCCTAATGGTGGATTCGGAGGGAGATGGATCAAGGCGATTAAAAGCATCCAAAATATCGGCTCCTGTCACCAATGCCCCGGAGGTTCCCAGCATTTGAACGAATGAATCAAACCCTTTAACTCGGTTGATATCAGATAAAGTGATTCGCCGTCGCCCGTTAACTTTTCGTAGTTGGGCAAAAGTCTTGACCACTCTAAGATTGCCGACACCGCCCAAGTATTCGTTCTTAATGCGCCGCCATTGGCGCTCGCTGATCTCTTCTCCTACTGTGTTTTCGTAGGCATTTTTTAGCGATTTCTTTTTTGCGTCCATGTTCGTGTCATACGCTATGCATCTTAGAAACTTCGAGGTTTTAGCTATTTCGGTCAATCTATGGCGAGCGCATTGTTAACGGTAGAATCAGACTTTTAAAGTTCCGCCACAGTTTGACCGCCGCAGAAGCCTTGCTGCAACTAGATTTCTTGCGGACATAGCGCCACAGTTTGACCGTCCGCCGCAGTTTGACCGCTTAATCCCATTTAAAAACCCCCTATTAATGGGGGCTAGTACCTATGGCATTAACTTAGGTCAACCTTCTAAGCTCAAGCTAATCTCTGTAACTACCTCGATCAACTCTGGGTGCTTGTCAATTAATCCTGCCAAAATCTGAACACTTCGATTTGGGCTGCGGTGAGCCTTACCTTGAAACCCCCATCGCCTCACCGATAATTCGGAAACGCCAAATAAAATAGACAGCTTTTGGTAAGACCACTGGTACTTGTCCTTTAGCTCTAATGGATTCATGATTTATGTAGCTCCTAAGCATGGTTTAGGGGTCAGTGCCATTCGTGGCACGGGCGAGCGCTTCCAATCTGACTTATTAGCGCTCGCCTTCATGATATGATTGTAAACCATAAGCTGTTTTCATATCATGAAACTCAAACTTACTCGCAAAAGATTTTCTGCTCAACTGCCAGACACAGACATAGAGAGGCTTGTAGACCATTGCATCCTAAATACTGTCCCCATAGCAGAAATGGGCTTTCTGATTATCCGTGGCTGGCTTGAGAAGCATCATGGGGAATTAGTGGCGTACTATGAAAAACTTGCTCAAGAGCAGGATGATTCGATGGGTGCGGTTGAGCATCGCATTTTAGGGGAGTTTAAGCGGCGTGGGACTGCACTGACAGAGGCAACTAGCCAGGTGGGACTAGCTCTCCCCATCTATGACAATCGCCGCCTCATCGGACACGCTCACAAAAATGACGTGTCTAAAGCAGAAATGGCACGACAGATAATAATCCCCTGGTTGGATGCCAACCAAGGAACAGTCGACCGATTTTATGAAAGGGCGATGGAAGTCACTGGAATGGGTGTAGAGGAAGCGCGAGCGCATTTCAGAGAAGCGTATCGACAAGCTAGCCGCTCTAGTTAAGGCGCTCGCGCCATAATATCAGTAGATTACCACTTTTCGCATTGCTAATTTTGTGGATTATTCAACGAACAATGCAATTTAAACAAGGACAGAAAAAGAGATGTTGCTTTATTTTTCTCAACTTAACGCAAAAAACACCACAACTATCACCAACAACAGAAATCCCACCCCAACGCACCCGCAGCCGCGCTTAATATTAGCCTGCTTTTCTGCCTCTATACCGCGCTGTACGGCGCGGGCTAATCGGTCTTCTTCACTTTCAGCCATCGCTTACGTTCACTTATTTGTCAACACTCCACCCAATATCCTAGTTTTGACTCTCCAAAAAATCTCTCACCTGAGATTCGTTTAGCGCTGCCACTCCTGCATAATGATCGTACCATCCCTGACTTGATGGATAGATTTGATAAGCTTCACTTAAGAAATACTGTCGCGTTTGGTCTGCATCCTCGTCAGTTACGGTTGTCAGCGGCATGGATTCGTGATAAAATTTACTGCCTCTGATCTGAAACGCCCCGAAACAGCCGCCAAATATATTTTTCATCGCTATTCTTCCCCCACTTGATTCTTTCTTTTTCTTGTGACATACTCGTTTTTCCCTATTAAATCCTGATATTTTCCCTCTCCAAATAGCGATCGGTGACTATTTTGCGAATCAACTGACTAGAAGATATTCCTTTGCAGTTAGCTTCACTTCTCAGCTTTTCCTCAATTGATAGATAAAGTCTTACAGAAATGCGATTACCCAAAGGTTCCTTGCCTTTTACAGCAAATTTCCCTTTAATTCTGGGCTGTTGTTCTTTCATTTCATTGAACTTAGTATTACCCTCTAACTATATCTAAATCCACGTCCGCACGGCAATTACCATATCTTATGCCACAATTCCTCTCTAATCAGGACTACAAATGCCATGCCTCCCGAAATTACCATGTCCGCACGGTAAGATAAAAATAGAGCGCTCAACATAGAAGCGAGCGCCGAACTAGAAAATTTACTAAATCTATCATGACACAATCAATAGCGAGGGTACAACCCTACCCTCCCCTTGACCCCAATTGGCATCCGATGTTTTTGCCGTGCGGTGTTTATCGCGGTTGGCAGATGGAACTCATCCACATAGAGGATGGCAACTACAAGGCAGAAGTCCGTAAAATGTGGACATTTGAAGTCGTAACCTCCTATCCCAAAACCTTTACAGCGAAAGAGAAAGAAGGCGCAATCGCCTACATGAAAGGACTAATCGACTGGGATGAAGACTTCTAGGACCCTAGGCTAATTTTTTGCATATTCCCCACCACAAACGGTGGGGACACACCACATAATAGAAATCATGAATCAACAACCGCAATCAACAACCTACACAGTCCCGGAAAAGACGAAAGACGGGCGCACGTTCGATAAAATTTACCCAGAGCTAATAGCCCCATTCCCCCCAGAAGCGCATAAAGAGAGGGTAATTGGGCGCAACCGCCAAGGGAGAACGACGTACTGGGTCTATCTGCCTTGGCAAGCGATTCGCGAGCGCCTAATCCAAGTCGTAGGTGTTCAAAACTTCATTTTTGAAACAATCGGATATTGGTTAGATGAATCGGGAAATCCTGTAATTCAGGTACGGCTAAACATATTGGGAGTTGTCAAAGAGGCGCTTGGATTCCATACAGCCCATGAAAAGTTCGGCGGGAATAAAAGCCAAGTAACACTGGCAGACGCCTACAAGAACGCGGCAGAGGAATTTGGCATTGGAGCATACATTGATGATCAACCCTTCACCATTCGATATCTGTGGCAAAATGCTACAAACCAAGAAACCAAGACAATTGCTCAAAAACTAGCTGGGCAGTACGGTTTAAGGCTTAAGCAATTGCGTCAAGAAGCGAGCGCGGTAACAATATCAGACAGCGAAAGTCTAATTGACCAAACCAACTTAGAACTGAATCGCTTGGGCTGGTCTAACTCCCAGGGGCGAGAATTTTTGGAGAAATGTTACGGGAAGCGATCGCGCTCGCAGCTTTCCGTAACTGAATTGACAGATTTTCTTAATCGGTTAAAAGCGACTAACTCAGTTTAACGATCACGACTTGAGTATAAACCTCACCCAATCCTGTACCGACCTCAGCGCCTAAGCTGCGGTCGGTAATTGTATCGTAAATCCGTTGCTCAATCTGGAATTTTTTCGTTGAAGTCTCAGAAAACGCAGCAAACACCCAACTATCTGTCGTTATCGACTGACCACTTACCGCCGCCGCATTTAGAGTCTGAGTCGAACTTCCTTTAAAAAACGAGTTATCGGTCACGTTGAACAACCGCGCCTGGTGCTTATCCACCATAGTCGCTGGAACACGAGCAATTAGAAGGTAGCCACCTGCATTCAAATCAAACGTTGAATCGCCATTTAAAGAGCAAAAACTTTGCCCAGCCTCCTCAATATTGTTCAAGTCACGCTTCAACCAAGATCCGGTACTTCCTGTCCCGGCAAAACTGGCTTTATAATCCTGAAGCACTGCCACAGACACTTTATTAAGCAAAGCGAGCGCACCCGCTCCATTTGTCCCTAGCAACTTATTTGCGACTAAACTTAATCCCGCGAGCGCATCTAAATTACTGTTACTTGCCTGAAAGGTGGATTGAGGAATATTTACAACTGCCGCTGTCCCATCCCGCCCAATCAATACAGAAGCGTCCGCCGCAAGAGCAGCGAGCGCATCTAACACAGAAGAATGCGCCTGGACTTCCTCCCCAATAGTCAATCCATCTATTTCCGTTTGGATTGCGTCAAGTTGAGCTTTTAAAAATGCTGTGCGAGAAGCGAGCGCTAGCAACTGCTCATTTGGTGGCTTAGTCGTGTCACCTCCAAAAGCAGTTTCCCCAGAATCAATCTGCCTAATTCCGGATGGGTAAGTGCCACTTGATTCAGGAAGATCAACCATAACTCCAAGTCCCGTCATATTGGCTAATCCCATCATATTTGAGAATCTTCACCAACGGCACCAACGATAGCACTTGCACGTTGATTTCTGCCCTACTCCCCTCACTGCGGAAATCCGTAGTGAGAATTTTTAACCGGGAATCTGAGTTAATCGCCTCACGTACTGCATCCTCTATTCCAGACAGCTTGTTTTTTCCCAGAAAGCCCGCGAGCGCATACTCTAGCAAATATTCAGCAGCATCTTGAGGTGTCATGGCTGAAGTGTCAGGGTAGGTCTCACTACGGATATCCGCAGTGACAGGTTGCCATCTTACCCGCAATCCACCATTAAACTCAACCCCAGTTACCACGGCGCGAGGTTCATACGTGGCGATCGCGCTCAGCACCATCTTTGTGGCTTGCCACCGATAATCCACTTCATTTAATCCCAGCAAGGAATATAAGGGGGTTTTAGTGGAATCCATCAAAACTGACTCGATACTGGCTTGAATCTCTGCATCACTCATCTTGATTTCTCTGCTATAATCTGCGCTAATCTAATCATCATTTCTGGGTCTTTTTCTATCATCTTCTCTACAATTTGCTGAAAAATCTTAGCGTCAAATACGTTAAAATTCAAGTTCCCTTCAACGACTTGAACACCTACCTGATTATTTTGATTTCCCCCAAATGACAACGTTTGGTCAATCGCTCCGGGCAAATAAAAACCGAACAAACGCTCCTGAATCTTTTTAAAAATTTTAGCTTTGTCGGCAGCGCTTAACTCATCAATACAGATTTTATCCAATAGCTCTTCTATTTTTTCATCTATTTCCTTCAAGCTGCATACCTCTATTTTAACAATTTTCCCGTTGTTTAATTTCCCTGATGTATTGTCCATGATGCTACCCACATAACTTTATTCATGGTGGCAACTTTCTATCATATTTTCAAGCCTTCCGATTTAGCGTATGCAAAATCAGCCGCCAATTCAACAAATAACTTGCGTTTTGCCTCTAGGCTAAGGTTTTCCCTCGTAATACCTAGCACGTCGAATACAGACGACAAGTAGCGCTCGCGGGCTTCCTTGGGCAATGCTTCTATTAAAGCTAACCATGTATCCCAAGATATCTCCTGTGAGCCGTCAAGCCATCGATACAAAGAGTTATAGTGCATCCCGGACATTTTGGCTATTTTGCCCTTTTGAATACCGAAATCATACAGAATGTTGTCAAACTCCTTTCTTAATTTTTCTTTATTGATAACCATGCAATACTCCTTATAATGTATGTATACATCAAATATGATGGATACAAATGAACTACCAAGAACTTGCCATTGAAAACGAAAAGCTAAATTGCGAAGTTTTTCGCCTGCGCTCGCATTGCGAAGCGCAACATATTATAATCCATAATCTTCTCAATTTGGTAAACAAATCTCCGATAAAAGTCCCAGCAAATATTACCCTAGAGGCGCTCGCGATTATTTATGGAAATGAACAGCTTGAACGTTCAACAACACAGGACTAATAATATGCAAATACAACTTGTAGGCGAACTGGATATTCCTCAATCAAAAGAGAATCAGTTCTTGAATCTTAGCCCTTACGACCTCAAAAAACTCAAAAAAGCCAAACTTATTAATCTTGAGTGCTATGTCTGGCTTGCCATGCAAATAACGTATGGGCAAAAAACCAGCATAAAGATTCACCTAGCCTCTTTTTGTGATCAATGGAAATTGGCAGATCATGAAATGAGTTTGGCGCTCGCCAAACTTCAGAAAAAAGGATTATTAGGAAGCGAACCTACTCAATTTATTCAGATTGAGTTATTTGAACCTGAAGATGAATACTAAGCCGCACTTTGACCTTGTTCAGCGGACGCTTTCGCCTTATCCTTTTCGATTCGGCGCGAGCGCATTATGAGGATTCCGGCTGCCACTTCCATCGGGTTCAAGCCAACAAGCAAAGGGCTGTACACAGCCAGCCTCTCTGACAAGGCTATTAGCACTGACATTGATGGTTCGCGATCACCTTTGATCCACATAGACCAAGCGGCATCGGAATACTTTGACAATCTGACGCGATCGCTGTACCGCATCGATAAAAATAAATCAATCCGCTTCCGGGAAAACTCCAGTGTGTCTAAGGTATATTGCATTTTTTCTCCTGCATTACTTTACAATACGTGAAGTATACTCTACGATAGAGTAAAGGACCCAAAGTCCACCCTAGACATGGCGAAGCTTCCCGGTGCAAACGGGAAGCCTCAGTTGATTTATCTGCTAATTACCTCAATCGCCCAATTAGCTAGGCTTCGTGAACTCACGTTTATCAAAACTATGAGCACATCAATACTATGAGTATATCCAAAAATCCACAAAATCGGCAAGAGCGCTTTATCAAGTTCACAGAGAAAAAGGCGCGGGAATGGTTCAAAAAGAAACGCTTAAGCGTTTCTGCTTACCTATTGCTTATCTGGGAGCTGACAACCCCCCCAGATAAAGCTTTCGTCATTCCTAATGTCCGTAAGTTTTGCAAACAATGGAAAATTCCACGCGCCTCATTCTACAGAGCGATAGAAATCTTGAAAAACGAGGGCGAGTTTTACTGGGAAGCCACACACGGCATAGTCCTCAAACCTTTTGGTGAATTGAGACACTTGTCTCAAGATGAAACAGTGTCTCAAGTTGAGACACTTGTCTCAAGTCGAGACAGACAGTCTCAAGTTGAGACAGACAGTCTCAAGTTGAGACAGACAGTCTCAAGTCGAGACACTGACATATATAAGGATCGCGAGCGCGAAGATCTAATCAGATCTAGATCAGATCTAGATCAGATCTCCCCCCTAACCCCCCAAGGGGAATCGGAAGGTGAGTGTGTTCCGGTTTCTGTCGAGGTTCTAAATCCGGAGCCGGAGATAGCCAAGCAAAAAAACACAACGCCACAACCCGGACCACAACCCGGAGCAAGCGAACAGTTAGAGGACTCCGAACAGAAACCAAATTCAGTTTGTCCTGAACAACCAAAAAATCTGGATGAGACAAAAAGTTCCGCCGCGCCGCGTGATAACACAGGTTACGTAGATACGAGCGCACAAGAGCAAGCACGGGGACAACGGTCTCGCGAGCGCCTAGCCAAGAACATCCAGAACAACCAGGAAAAGGTGAATGAACTTGTAGAGAAATTCGAGATGGGAGAAATCACCCAGTTTCCCCGGCGAGAATTACGGCTAGTAGCAGGGGCGGTGATTGGGGAATACGTGGATCTGTATCGGGAATCCGGGGATGTGTGCTGTTCCCGCCCAAATGACATTGATTCTGGTTTCGCGGCGTATGTGGAGAAGCGATTGGGATCTAAGATTCGCGATCGCGCCAACGCCATCTCACGGATTCGCAATTGTGAGGAGACTCCAACCCGATGGCGTGAGTTGGTGGAGATGGTGGAGGGATGGCAGCGATCACGCGATCGCCAAATCAGCCCAATGAGTTCAACAGAGTTTGACCCTGAATTTTTACAAGCTTTATACAACGCATAGGAGACGACACATCATGGCTATTAGCATCAAGGCTTTTGACCAAGGACTAAAGCTTCTTGAAATGAATTATGAGCGCGAATTGCCCGAACCAATCAAGAACATCTGGTTTCAGCATTTAGACCAACATCTCACCGATGAAGAGTTTTTAAGTGCGGTTAAGCACCTCATTCTGAATAATCGATTCATGCCCACTGCCAACGAATTGGTAGAACAGGCACACGGAACCAAGGAGGTACGGGCTACTGAGGAGTGGCAGATGGTGATTAAAGCGGCACAACAATGGCATTCCATGGGAATCAGCGAGCGCGGATCTGAAGCCTTAGCTTATCTCTCTGACCGTGCCAAGACTGCTTTGCAAGCGGTTGGTGGGATTCATGCGATCGCTGTAGCTGATTCCTACCGATTGGGACATTTAGAGCGCTCATTTACGCGGGTTTACTGTCAGAGTCGCAAGACGGATGCCCGGATGCTTCCGCAAGAACAGCATAAATCCACCCAGAAGCCCCAGGAAGGCACGGAAACTTATGCGCCTATGCCAGAACACATCAAGAAGCAAATGGAGGCGTTAAACGCTCGCTGGAGCATGAGCGATTAATTTTTGCAGATATAACACCATAAACGGTAGATTTACATCAGGAATGAAGCGAATGAGTAAGATTCAATGGACAGATGTGACGGATAACCCAATTCACTTAATTAAGCCAGACGGAAAACATGGAGGGCATTGGTGCAAGAAAATTAGCCCTGGCTGTGCTAATTGTTATGCAGAGGCTCAGAATCAAAAACCTTTTTACGGTTGGGCTTCTATGCGTCCTTATACCGGGAATCGCCCTACGCTTTTCTTGCTCAATCTGGACATTCTTAATAGTTGGAGTCGGCAGCGAGCGCCAAAGAAGCACTTTGTCTGTTCGATGACTGATCTATTTGGCGATTGGGTGGCAACAGAATGGCAGTTTGAGATATTTGATGCGATGGTAGCTGCACCTAAACAGACATTCCAAGTTTTGACCAAACGTCCTCAGATTGCACTCAAATCAATTGAAGAATATTGCCAAATAAATGGCTTAGAAAAACTACCTTCAAATATTTGGGTAGGTGTATCTGTAGAGAGCCAACAATATGCAGATGAGCGCATTCCTGTCCTTTTTCAAGTTCCGGCACATATCCGTTTTTTAAGCGTCGAACCCTTGCTAGAGCAAGTGTTTCTGCCTTTGGAGAATATTAGCTGGGTCATTGTTGGCGGCGAGTCAGGGAGCCATGCCCGTCTTTGCCGGGTTGAGTGGATTCAGTCCGTAGTTAATCAATGCCAAAAATCAGGCGTTCCGGTGTTTGTTAAGCAGCTTGGAGCGCGTTCGTCTATTACGCTTCAAGATTCCAAAGGTGGAGATATTTCAGAGTTTCCCAAGTCATTACAAGTCCGTAACTTCCCAAAATTAAAAGTAGAGGTTTAGAGATGGCGCGTAAGAAATTAACAGGAATTCAACAGCGAGCGCAAAAAGCGCAAGATTTGTACGACTGTGCTGAACCAGGAATGCTGGCTGTAAACATTAACGGAAAGGTTGGCATAATTACTGATAAATTTATCAGTCCAGGAGGAATGCCTCATATTTGGATGCAGTATCCAGGGTCATTAGCGATGTCCGAACCCATGGATTTAATTGCCACAATTGAGAAAAAGCCAATTGCAGTCATCTTGTTCTCAGGTGGCGGTGGTGTGGAAGCTGGAATGATAGAAGCGGGAATCGAACCCATTTTAGCGGTGGAGTATGACCCAGACAAACCGGAATTATCGGAAGCGCTCGCGGCTTCCCATGAGGCAAACTTCCCCCGGTGTAAGGTGATTCGTTGTACTGTGCAAGAGTGCGCGGCTAAAAACTTTAAAGGATTTCCCCAAGAGCCAGATATTTTATGGGCATCCCCGGTGTGTGCCAATTTCAGCGCTGCCAAGAATGGCAAGGAACAGTCAGGGGACATTGAAGCGGCAAAAGCTGTCATTGCAGCGATTAAAAAGCTCAAGCCCAAACACTTTTTCTTGGAGAATGTACCATCTTACGGGCGCTCGCAATCTTGGCAGCAAATAGAGTCGATTCTGCCAGTTATCGGATATCGAATTGGATCGGCTGTGATTGATATGTCCGATTACGGCGTTCCCCAGGCGCGGCGGCGGTTTATCGCCTGGGCTTCACGAGATAAAGAACCGTTCCCTCTTCCTGAGTCGCAGGAGAAAAAGACTTCATGGTATGAAGCGCTCGCCGATCTAATCCCCGATCTACCAGAATCCCAATTGCTTAAAGGGCAGCAGCAATCCGTGGACGAGTTTCTTGAATCTTCTAATCAGCCTACCCCTCTGCTGATAGACCGATCGGGTGGGCGTGCTCGTTACCGAGCGGTTCCGAGTTCCAGGTCAGCCAATACCATCTTGCGATCGCACTTCACTGATGGAAAAGGCGGCAATCGCACCAAGTTTGCTGATATCTGGTTGCCTGATGGTACAGTCAAATCGGTGTCGATTGAGTGTATGGCACGGTTGCAGAGCTTCCCGAAGTGGTATCAGTTTCCAGACCAGGTAGCGATCGCTGGCTCAATCATTGGGTATTCTGTGCCGCCTAAGTTTGTGGAGCAACTGGTCACTGCGGTCACTGCGGTCACTACGGATATCCGCAGTGAGCATGAAATTGTGCTTGACGAAATAGCTGAAGTTGCCAAAGAAATGGAATGCCCTAATGCCATGCCTACTCTGGAATACGGCGGTAATGGAAATGGTAATCATGCGCTCGCGGTGCAGACTTCCAGTAAATCCGATGAGCAGTACACGCCAGATGTGGTGATTGAAGCGGCGCTCGCGACCTTAGAAGTAATTGATTTAGACCCCTGCTCAAGCTCCAAGACTGAACCAAATATCCCAGCCGCCAACCATTACACGAAAGAGGATGATGGGTTGGAGCAAACATGGGCGATAGGGGACGGGCGAATTTATTTAAATCCCCCTTATTCAGACACCGCCGCTTGGGTTGACAAGCTTATTGAAGAGTACGCGCTCGGTGCTGTAAAAGAGGCGGTGGTACTGGTTAAATCTGCTACCGATACCCAGTGGTATCAAAAGCTTGACAAGTTTCCCAAATGCTTGTGGAATGGGCGGTTAAAGTTCAAAAATCCTAGTAATAACGGTTCGCCAGCACCATTCGCCAGTACCGTTTTTTACTTGGGCGATCGCCCAGAACGGTTCCGGAATGCGTTTAGTCCACACGGGCGCGTTCACGGTTTACCCGATTTGCCAGCGCCAAACTATCCCAATTTGGGAAAAGTTTTAAATGGTGCTGCTGTTCCGTGTCCTATAGAAGTGCTTTCTCTTCTTTCTTCCAATGATTTTATTAAGCACAAAGATGAAGCTTTTTGTTATAAATTCCTTAAGCTTGATCAGGCTAATTCTGTTGCTATTGGACATTGGGAAGGCAGTCAATTCAATGTCCCTTATGAAAGTCTTTCTGTCTGTCATCTGTATGACAGCACGGGGTCGTTGCCTCAAACAGTAGCCTATTCCACTGCTTTAAAGGCATTGAAAGGGAGTGGAACGGATGAGGTTGTTGACGAGGCGGTGACAAACAACTCTGAGCTAGATGGTGACAATCTAGCCGCGAGCGCCAATCAGGTACAAACTGTCGAAACTTCTTGGGGGGTTTTTCAATGGAATGATGAAGTCCTTTTGTGGGCTTCAAAAGATCACAAAAAACGCATTGACTGGGAGGGTTTGGAATGCTTGATTCTGGAGGAAAATGGCTCTCAAAAATTGGTCATTCCTTACGGTTCTCTTCCGATTAATAAAGATGGGTCAAAGCCACCCGTTGAAAATGCAAGGTTTCGTAAGCCATGGTGGATAGGTGGAGAGGAACTTTATGCTGCTCTTTCCCTTGCTGAGATTCGTCGTGACGGTGGAACCCAACCCCGTGAGAAGCTGGATTTAGCTCATGTTGCTACTCTCAAAGAGGCTTTAGAGGACGGTGCGGAACTGAATCCGGTGGCAGTGTTCTACGACGGCGAGAGTTATTGGTTGGCTGATGGTTTCCATCGCTGTAAAGCTAGTCAGGATGCAGGTTTGGATGATATTCAGTGCATCATTTACCAAGGAACACGCCGCGATGCAGTGCTTTATTCTGTGGGTGCTAATGCCGAACACAAAGCCGCAAAACCTCGCAGTCGCAATGATAAGCGCCGTGCTGTAACTATGCTGCTTAACGATCCGGAATGGTCAAAGTGGAGTAATTACGAGGTTGCTCGACAGTGTAAGGTCAGTGAGAAAACGGTGCGGAATATTCGCGCTCGCCTCACTACGGATTTCCGTAGTGAAAGCCGCACTTATACCACTAAACATGGGACTACCGCGACCATGCAAACCGGAAATATTGGTAAAGCTGAAGGGGCGAGCATATCAGGCAGTAACGGTAACGGCAACGGAAAAATTAACCGCCCCGCTAATCGTTGGTATGGTGGTAAATGGCGGATCGGGAAATGGATTGCTTCTCACTTTCCAGAACACAAGATCTACGTCGAACCGTTCGGAGGGATGTGGTCTGTGGGACTGCAAAAACCCCAGTCTGAGATTGAGATCTACAATGATATTCACCCACTAGCGACTAACTTTTGGACTCGTTTGAAAGAGGATTCAGAGCGATTAATTCAGTGTATAGACGCGATCCAATGGAATGAGGAGACGGTTAAGTGGGCGAAAGAAGTAACTACAGACCCGTTTGAATCCGCTGTTAAGTTCTACATTCAATGTCGTATTGCTTATGCTGGTGGTGGCACCGGTTGGGGTTCTGGGTATAGCCCCAAATCTTTTGATAAGAAGGAAAACAGCGATCACTCGCATCTAATCGCGATCGCCAACCGCATTAAAAATCTGCAAATTTACGGGGAGGACGCACTTGATATTATCCGGAAGTTCGATAGCCCTGATACTCTCTTTTATTGTGATCCGCCTTACGTGAAAGAAACTCGAAATTCTCACACACCCTATGAGTATGAATTTGATCGCCACGAGGAGTTGATTACCTTATTAAGCTCAATTCAGGGAAAAGCGATTCTCAGTGGGTATCCTTCATTCAAGTATGCATCACTGTTATCTGGGTGGGACCGAAAAGATACTCAGGGTATGACCACAAGTAGCAAGGATGCCATGGAATGTATTTGGATCAAACCTACCGAACCTGCCATTAATCCAGATGACTACGCGATAACACCATTTAGTAACGGCAATGGTAACGGAAAACCCCTTGCTAATTCCACAGACAAAATGGATTCAGGGGGGCAAGTCGAAGTCAAGGATGCTACCGCTAAACCTGCCATTAATCCAGATGACTACGCGATCGCCTTCCTCTCTAATCTCGATTCAATCAAGACCGACTTACTGAAAGAAGCTCGTGAGCGGATTGACGCTATTTTGCAAGAACGTCTTGTGCAAAGATAACACCATTTATGGTTAGTACATCTGAACTGTGGGGTAGGCTTCCATGCCTACCCAATTATCTATAATAATAAAATGAACAAACGCACCGATTATCACAGAGAATACTATCAACAGAAACGTCGTGCTAAGGAGGGCAGAACACCTCAAATTACAGCTCAAGAGCGGCGGCGCACCAAATTCTTGCAAGAATTTCCAGGCTACTTTGACTTGTTGCAACAGATGGACGAGCGCGATCGCACGATCATTTTGGGATATTACGTGGAAGGTCGCAGCTTGGGATATCTGGGGGGGTTGTTTGGAGTGAGTCGGCAGCGAGCGCAAGAACTGCGGGATAAGGCTTTGCGGCGATTGCGAGAAATTTTTACTCAAAATACTTGACAGTTTTCAACAGGCGGACTACTATGAAAATATGAACGCTACAGAGGACGCCACAGATGCAATATTTCGACAAGTACCAAAACAAAGATTACACAGTAGACGAGTTAACTGCCATGCTCAATGGGCAAATAAAGCCTTACCCTCAGGGATGGTACGATTCTGAAGAAGACACACTAGAGTACCTGAATTCAAATATTGAGGAAGAGTTTGAAGACGCGATCGCATACCTAAACTCCCCAGATGGAGAAGATGACGAGATTGACTGGTCTCAATTTTCTATGTCGGTTAATAAATGGGAAAATTTGGTTAGAACGATTTGATGAAAGTCTTGTGTAGACTAGGTTTTACTGCCTTGGCTACACAAGACTAAAAAAAATTCCAAAAAACACTTGACATCTTTCAACAAGTGCGTTACTATAAAAATGTGGACAGGAAAACCGCCGCCGGGACAAGAAGCCGGAAAGGGAAAACCCTAAGAGAGCTACGGCTCGACCCCTGGGAGCGGTGAAGCAAGCTGGTGTAGCCGTGAGAATAACAGGCAAGCATCTCCTTTACTTGGGCGTTCGCGCCATTGTCGTTAAGGAGATTACGGTTATGTACGAGTTAGAAATTTTTGATGCTGGGTTAAGCGCTTGCACAATGGACGTTGAGTCCTGCCCCGCTGTGGGTGATGTGATTGTCGATGAGTATGGAATTGAGATGAAGATTATTGCCATCATTACCATTGACAAAGAGTGCCAGATGGCACAGGTCGAGATTGAGTATTTGTAATTAATGGGTTAGCCCCTCCCTTAAGGGGCTGAAAGCTCCACAAATCAACGCTACAGAGGACATAAAAAATGGAATTCGCTACAGTATACGCAAACGTATACGCAAACCAGATCACAGCATTTGATGCCAAGATTTCCGCATCGGAACAGCACATTCAAGAATTAGAGGAACAGTTAAAGCGCGAGCGCGAACAGTTAGAGCAGCTTCAAAATCACCGCCAGTTAATCCTTTCTGCTCAGTCTGCTGCTCAGTCTGCATTAGAGCAAGCTGCCAAAGCCTTTAAGATGGCGGACACGGTTGACCCGTCTGGACAGATGGCAAATGACTTGCTGGATGCGATCGCATTAGAACGGGAAAATATTGCGCCTACTCCACAGTTGCCCCAATCTGGCGATGATGACACCGAAACTCAGCCAAAACCAGAGCCGAGTGACAATGGCAACGATCCTATTATCGATGTGGATGTTGAGGTAGAGGAATCGATTAGCGCTCGCGTAGAGCAGGTTAAAACCGCCAATGGCAACGGACACGTCAGCGTTGAGGACTTGAACGAATTAACAATCCAGAAGATTAAGCGGTTAGCTAGCTTTAAAAAGGTGTCCGCAAAGGGTAAGCGATGGGAGATTGCTAACCGCTTAGACGGACTCGTAACTAAGGAGGATTTAGCTACACTGAATTAAGAATTAAGAGAAAATCACCCAGCTTTAAGGCTGGGTGCGAATGGTTACTGAGCCGCAATTCTTCGTAGATTTGCGGCTTTTGCTCTTAATTGATTGGCTTTCCCTGAATTACCCTTTTCTTCAGCTTCATCAGCTTCAGCTTCAAGCGCTTCAGCAGCGGAAATCAAATCTTCTCTATCGCCCATAGATAATCTAAGTTTTTTGGTAGATGACACCTTACAGTAGTCCGTTGGCTCCAGTGGAAGCTTTAATCCGCCAAACAAGCGGCGAATGCTCCTGATATTTAAGGGTTTTTCTCCCTGGAGCGCTTTAGAAACCGTTGCTCTATCCAGACAAGCCTCTAGAGCAATTTGTTCCTGCGAGAGATTATTCTCTTGAGCGATAAGATTCTCCAGTTTTTCTAGACCTTTTGAAGATAAAACATAGCCACGCATTCCCTTAATTCCCTTGGAATAATCAACAAAATCATCAATTGCCAAAAATCAACATAATCTACTGACATTATGGCGCGATTCATTCATTCTGGAGGGATAGTCAATCATCAAAACAAAATGACAGAAATTGTTAACCCTGTAATCGGGACTTCGATCCGTCTGCCGCGATTCAATCCGAACTTAAAGCGCAACTGGCTGACTTTAAAGCACAGCTAGAAGTTGATCCAGAGGTTGTTAAGCTGCTCAATGAAATTGAGGAGTTAGCCGTCAAATCCCCAGTTCTCACTGATGATGGGGTGGAGATGAAAGATAAATCTCTCACCGATTTAGGAGAAGAGATTGCCAGGGGGATTAAAGATGAATCAGAGAGCGCATCGCAGGTTCCATAATCCATTTAGTTTAATGCGCTTAGATATTGATGAGATTGAAGCACCGCTAGTTATAATCGCCCTTGGGGTAATTCTAGCGCTCGCCACTCCTATTGTTGGGCAGTTTGATTGTGATGCCTTTGACACCGCTAGTACCCTGCTTGATATCAGTCAAGCTCTAATTACTGGCGGACTGGGTGGGGCGGTGTTTAAGCCTTTGCGCTCGCGGTAGTAATAGTTTGTTTTGACGACGTTGTAATGCTCCTAGCCCGGACAAACCGGGCTTTCTTCTATGGATTATTTCACTGAACTTTTCATTCAAACCCACTCAATTTGGCAGCAACTGGCTATGTTATACGGGCATGGCATAAGTCCAGAAGAAGCATACACGGCTTATCTGGAAAACTGGGCGTTGGACGAGCATCACTTTAGCCCAGAAGTGAGGGCGGCAGCAAAAATCAATAAATCCATTGCTGATCGCTTTCTGGCTTTGCCCCATATTGATAAGGTTACAGTTACCAGGGCGTTGGGAGGATAGGATGGTTTTGTGGATTGTAGGGGGATTGGTCGCGATCGCGTTCCTGATTGTAATCTATCCCCAAATTCTGTTTGTGCTACTGATTCCTTATTTAGTCGCCAGTTTTTTTGTAAAAGGCTTGCCCCCATTGTAATGATTGCGCCTTCATCGGTTAAGATGAAGGCGTATTTGATTGAGATTTATGGCGAAGTCCAAATATTCACAGGAAATACAAGAAATAATCTGTGAAGCGATCGCGACCGAGGGAGGCGATGAGGTAGGGTGGAGAGCCGGGGGAATATCTAAAGCCACTTTCTATAAATGGATTGAAGCCCATCCCGACTTTAAAGACGCAGTTGGGAAGGCGCGATCGCAGTTTCAAAAGCGCTGCCCAGCTTATCAAAAGGGTTTGGCGCTAGACCGCTTAACTGAAGCGCTAGAACATGGGCAACCGATCCATTGGACTACTAAAAAGTCAAAGCGGCTGGAACATTGGGTACCGGGAAAAGATGGTCAGCCTGATAAACTAAAATGGTATCAGGTGGAAACAACAGAAGAGGAACACACGGAACACCGCCCAGCGCCCAAGTGGGCAATAGAAAGGGTGATACCCAGACCAATAGAGGACGATGTAAATGCCGCGATCGCATTTTTAGAAAGGCACGGATTTAAGGTAATTGTGGATGGTGAGATCCCAACGATTAACCCCCAAAATGGCAGCGAAAGTCAGGGCAAACTCACGGGCGCTCGCGACTCCAACGGGCAGTCTTCCTGAACCTCAACCTAAGCAGAAAGAGTTTTTAAAAACAGAAGCAGATATTGCGATTTACGGCGGCGCGGCTGGAAGTGGGAAATCTCTGGCTTTACTTCTCGACTTTGCCAAGCCCAGGCTTTTAGAGAATCCTAACTATGGCGGTGTAATTTTTCGCCGCACCTATCCAGAAATTAAAAACGAGGGTGGCTTGTGGGATGAGTCTGGATTATGGTATCCGGGGATTGGGGCGAGCGCGAACGAGAATCGACTGACCTGGAATTTTCCGTCTGGCGCATCAATCCGTTTTTCCCATCTCCAGCATGAGAAGGATATATACAGGTGGCAAGGAGCACAACTGGAGCGCTGTGGTTTCGATGAAATTACCCATTTTTCCAAAAAGATGGTATTTTACCTGTTGACACGGATGCGCTCGCCCCACGGGGTCAAGCCCCAGCTAAGGGGAACGTGCAACCCAGATGCCGAAAGCTGGCTGGCTGAGGTAATCGATTGGTGGATTAACCCCCAGGGCTACCCTTATCCAGAGCGCTCTGGGAAGCTGCGGTGGTTTATCGTCAGAAACGATGAATTAATATGGGCAGATTCAGCAGAAGAATTGCGATCGCGTTTCCCAAGCTCTAACCCTAAATCCTTTACCTTCATCAGCGCCAAACTGACAGACAACCCAGCGCTATTAGAGAAAGACCCAAATTACCTAGCCAATTTGGAAGCCCAAGATGTAGTGGAGCGAGCGCGGCTTTTAGATGGTAACTGGCGAGTTAAAAAATCAGAATCCCGGCTATTCAAAGCTGCGGCTATTGATGCGAGCGCTCATGGGGCATGGGTTGAGCCTGTATTTGGGCGCTCATACTTAGTCGGAATTGATCCTAATTTTGGCGGGAATGATGCTTTTTGCTGTCAGGTGTGGGACATCTCGAATACTCCCTATCAATTGGTATCTGAATATTCAGCGACTAACGAATCAATCACTGCATCAATTACTGCTTGCAGTAAGTTGATAGAACAGTACAAGCCAGCATTAGTATCAGTAGAAGTCAATGGCGGCGGGCGCACGGTGCAAGAGCGCTTAATCGAGTTTCACCCAGGGATACGGGTGGAAGGAGTGAACACCACTAAAGCCAGCAAGGTAATTAATACAGACAGGATTGCGATCGCGCTTGAGGAAGGATTGATTCAGTTTCCCCCAGATTGGGGCGGAACTGATCAGCTACGGGCATTCTCAAAGGAAACTAGAGAAGCGATTACAGGACATGATGACTCGGTAATGGCGTGGGCGGTGGCGTTTGCTTATATTGAGGAAGCGCGACAACTGGCGATGATTAATCCTTTGCTTCTCTCGTGACTTGCTTCCTTTCTCTTTTCTGTCTAATTTCCGTTGCTTACGCTTAAGATTACGCTCATGTTTAGCTAAATGCTTAGGATTAGGATACTTAGAGGTTTTGACCCCATCATTGACGATAGCAAAATCCTTTAACCCTAAATCAATTCCAGCCACTTTACCAGGTATAGTTCAGAGTGTTAGAATAAATAAAGTGTCAAACCAAGCAAAAGTAGGAAAAAATTAATGAGATTTTCAGAAGAAACAATCGAACTATTAAGAGGGACTTATGTTATCCCTCAGCTAATTGATCAATGCACTAGCATTCTTAACCAGTTTTGTTTTACCGAGATTGATTTTTTGACGTTTGCGGTTAACTCTGAAAGATTGTTTATTGTTGCCGTTAGTTTAGGAATTATGGAGATAAACGATCCAGTCTTTAAAGAGATCAACGCAATCATTAAACCACAGGCTTACTTAGCGGAAGCTTATTTAGGGGTAGATACGAAAGATTACGATCGCGAAAATTTAATAAGATCTTTACCGCCGATATCAAAAAGCTTATTAGATTTAATAGACTTTTTGACAAAGGTGAATGAATCCCGGTTTAAGGATGACAATAATGCTTTTAGTTCTCCCGGTTTCGGCTCCTAAGCTGCGATCGGTCAGGGTGTCTTTAATGTAGTGTTGGATCTCAAAGGTAGATGAGGCATTAACTACGGAAATCCGTAGTGAGAAATGCTACGATAATGTCACGTTCCAAGTTTTTACCATGTTCACCGACTTAACCACTGCGCTCGCGATCGCCAAAGCCAACCTCGGTGTCACCGGAACAGATCGCGATGCTGAAATCACCGCTTTATTAGAAGCGAGCGCGGGAACAGACGCCAATGGCACAACCAACTATCGCCCTTACCTGGTGGCGGCTTACTTCTTACCGCTGTGGGGCGCGATCGCTAGGCAACAATTAATATCGGCTGATGGTGCTACTTGGCTTAAGCCAAAAGACTTTGATCCATTAATTACCTCTCTCCTTACTCTTCAAGAGAGCGCTGATTGTGGTTTGACTATTGACGAGTGCTGGAGTACAGACAATTTAAGAGAAAGGCTGCTCTGTGGCTGTAAAGCTGAGACTGGGGAGATAGCGGTGGCATTGCTTGGGGCGAATGTAATATGACGGAACTAAGGACAGATACGGAACTAAGGACAGATTCACTGGCGCTCGCGGAAACATTCGCGGCTATTTCCAATCCTTACACCGGAATAGGTACAACCCGCGCCAAAACCCAGAATGCCACGGTTAGCACCCGATTACACCGCCTATCTAGAGAAGCGCTAGAGGTGCTGCCATATAAGGATGAGCTTCTCGGAAAAGCTATTTGGTTGTACCCGGAATCCGCCGCCAAAGCGGGGTATGATATCCACATTGCCAACGACGCCACGGGCGATGAACTACCAGGCTTGATGAAACGCTATTTGGAAGAATTGGGAGAGAGAGAAGACCAAACCGAGGCTGAGGCTGAAGCCGAAATTTATGGGTTATTAGAGGCATTCTGTATCGCTTCTATTTTGGCACGGCAATTCGGCAAGGCTTACATATTGATGGGCATTGACGACGGTCAAGATTTCTCAGAACCTGTCGCTAAAGACAGTGTAAGAGCAATCCGTTGGCTCCAGGTGTACGACGGCTGGGAAATGCATCCAGAGTATGATGGGGTGCGCTCGCGGAAACCTACCCACTACCGCTTATACTCTTTAGACTCCAAACAATACGGGCAGAAAATACATCGTTCCCGTTTACTCTCGTTTTGGGGGAATCGGATTTATAGCCGCCGTCGTTTTCTGGGAGCAACTGACTACGGGGTTAACGATGATGGCGTTAGCATCATTCAAGCGATGTTTGATGCCTATTCAGAATGGATTCAGGGGGTCAAGTCGGGGTCAGCGATGCTGGCTGATTACGATGTTTTTACTCTGGGGATGAAAGGTTTGGGGCGGTTGCTCCTCGAGGATAAGCAGAAGGGGACGAATAAGAATCAGGAAGCCATAGCTAATCGAGCGCTCGCTCTTGATATGGGAAAATCGACGGTTCGGGGAATCTACTACGATTTAGAGAATGAAGAGCCTGGGGCTGTAACCCGTACTTATTCCGGTGCTGATGCGATTATGGAAACCTTGGAGAGGCGATGGGTGGCAGTATCGGGTGTTCCAAAGTTTAAACTGTTTGGGGAAATTGGTAGCCAGGGGCTAACTAATAATCAAGGATTGGCGATGCGCTCAGAATGGGCGATTTTAACTCAGATCTTCGCACACCGATGGATACCTAATCTCAAACGCATTCTCTCCTACGGATTTTTAGCCAAAGACTCACCCACCAAGGGAAGATTGCCTGATAACTGGTCTGTTTCCATTCCCTACGATTTACCGATGACTGATAGCGAGCGCATGGATTTTGAGGATAAAGCGGCAAGCAGAAGCAAGAAGCTTGTGGATATGGGTGCCATTACCCCAGAGGAGGTCCGCACCGGGTACGAGGGTGCTGAATTTTCTGGCGATTACGTTCTCACTACGCGAGAATCCTCGCGTAGTGAGAAAAAGCAACGGACTGATTCAACTGAGATACTTAGTGATGAAGAGTGGGACGCGCTCGCTGAGGTTAGTGCTGCTGACTTTGTTGAAGTCGCCAATAGCCTCACTTCGACTTCGCTCAGTGACTAATTGCAACCTATGCAAATGCCATGAAAAGCTTGCCAGCCCCAAGATAGACTAAGGGGATGGAACTGCTCAGACTTGATAAGTTTAGCCCGTTACCGTGGCAAAAAAAGCCAGACGGTAGATACTGGACGCACGTCACGCTAGGTGAAGTTGGCGTTCCTTTGACGTATCTATCTGTTGATGGCAAAAAACATACTGAGGTGGTGACAGAAAAGGGCTTATTTAATGATGATTCAGTGCGCTCGCTGGCTGGACTTCCTATCCTTTTAAAACACCCCAAAAACAGGCGATACAATTTAAATCGGGATGGATTAAAAGTTGGGCATTTACTGGGGGAAGTAGCCAAAGAAGATGGCAAGCTAATTGCTGAAGCTATTGTTGATGACTATCGGGCAGTTTCAATTATTGATAGCCTGTTGGCTAAAGGGGAAAGTCCGGAAGCCAGTAGCGGCTATTTACTATCTGACCTGCGAGCGCGGTCAGACGGCGTTTATGAGCAAATCAGGGGCGTATATGATCATGTAGCAACCCCGCTATTCCCCGGACAGGGAAGAGGTGGGCAGAACTTGACCTTAAGGTTTGATTCAGGAGACGCTGTAGTAGAACCGCTGTACTTTCTGTTTAATACTGATAAAAAGGAGACGGTAAATGTGAGTGATTTGATTGTAAGGATTGACGAAAAAGACCAACGAATACTCAAGGATGTATCAGATGAGGCGGCGAGCGCGATTAATGCGCTGCAATCCCGAATTGATACCCTCACCTCTGACTTAGAGGGAGTGGAACAGTTGGCAGAGGAATTACAAACGAAAAATGACCAACTCCAGGGACGCCTAGATGCAACTGAAACCCAGCCTCAGACAGACTCACAAGACATAGAGGAGCAAGTCCAGGCGCGGTTTGACGCCTGGAATGAGGTGATTCCGGTCGTTGGTGCGGATAAGCTCCAAATCGACGCCAAACTTTCCCCATCTGAAGTGAAAGCGGGCGCGATTAAACTCATCAACCCCAATCTCAATTTGGATGGAAAATCTGAGGGATATATTGAGGGATTATGGGAAGGGATTAAGAATCAGTCCCCCCCACGGAAAACAGACACTTTCCTGAACAATACTCGCACTGATCAGGGAGAAAAGAAAAATCCCGCGCTTGCATACACACAGGCTTATAAGAATAGGAGGCGTAATTAATGCCAATCACAAATTATGATTTAATGATTGACAAAGAGTACCTACCAGGTACTCTAATTACTGCAACTGGGGGAACAGTTCAGACCCGATTTAATAACACGGGAAATATCCTGTTTTTTGGCTTGGGAGTCGTTACGGGGAGTGGCGAGCGCGTAATCGCTTTGCCTAGCACCGCTAACGACAAATTTGAAGGGGTGCTAATGCATACCAACACTTACGAGGCAAGGGAAGGATACAGCAAGGATGCTACAACCGGGTACTATGGCTACCCAGATAAGCGAGAAGTAAGCATTATCCGCCCTGGTGAATTTGCTCAGGTAGCAGTTTTTGTTGATAGTGCGACGGCGATTAACGACCCTGTTTATGTTCGCTATTCTGCAACCCCAGGGACAACCGGGTTAGCCGGATGCTTTAGGCAAGACGACGGAACAACCACCGCTCTTGAGGTGACGGGCGCTCGCTTTATTAAAGTTGTTGCCGCTCCCACTGCGGGTGAAATGGCGATTAGTTGGGTTGAATTTAGTTAATTGGAGGTGAAGAATGCCTGTAACGTTTGACTTGTATGACGAGCTGACTCAACGGATGGACAAAATCCTTGAGCCTCGCTATCGCGCCATGTACTTTGAGAACGGCGATTTAATCCCAACGATGGCGGATTTAGAGCCAGGGGTTAAGGAGCTGGCGTATCCCCGCATGGAAGAAATCGGGGATGCTGCGATTATGGGAGATGCCGCTAGTGATATTCCCATGATCCAAATAACAGGGGACATTGACAGATACCCGATTTATATGATTATGTCCGCCTTCCCCGTTACTTTTCAGGAATCTAGAATGTTATCGCGATCGCAAATAGATAGCTTCCAGCGACGGATGACAGCCGCGAGACGGGCAATAGCCCAATACACGAACAAGGTTACGGCGTTGGGATTGACAACGCTTAATTTTCCTGGAGCGCTGACAAATTCGCTAATTACAACGGATAACTCGGCGGTAAATATTTACACGTCAGATTACCAAACTGTCCTAGACTTCTTTGTTAGTATAATTAGAAGCCTGACAGACAATTATGTGACATCTACGCCTACGGACATGGTTGTAAATGTCTCCGTTTGCAGTCGCTTAATATCTCTAGAAAACGCACAAGGTACGCGCAACGTTAAAGAGCGACTAGAGGAGATATTCCCTGAATTATTAATAACTGAAACCAAGGAGATGGAAGCCGCCCAAATAGATGGAAGCGGTATTACCAGACCGGGAACAGGAAAGGATCGGATATTTTTGTTTCCTAAAGAGGATATGGTATTGAACCGCCATATTGAAGCAACTGTGGCGGCGCTCGCACCTGAGGAATTTGTGCGTACAGCAACAGTCAAAGGGCAGCTAGCACGAGTTTACCCAATGTTTTCTTGTGTGTCTCCTTCAATTTTTGATTATCCTGATGATTGCCGCTATATCGATATCCCAGCTAAATCTTAATTATGATAGTAGAATTTAATCCCAAGTTAATCGGTATAAGCGGCAATCATGTTCTCAGCGGACAAGATGAAAAAGGTGGGTTTTGGCGAATCACGCTAAAGCCTGGATTAAATGATTTAAGTGACTCTCAAATTCAGAAGCTTAAAGCTTTTGACGGACTTGAATCTTACACTGAACGCAATGCAATTATTTTCAGGGAATCTGCTACAACAAGTTTCTCTCGGACGGCTGAACTAGAGGCTTTGTGGGAATCTCAGGGGTACACGGCTATCAGCAAAATAGCAACAGACTACGGTATTCCTAAGCCAACTACAGGATGGAAAGATGCAATCCCCTTGATTGTGCAGTACGAAGCCGAAACCAAGTAGTTAGACTGGCTATGGCGACAGTTACGGTAGATGCTTTACCAGAGATAACCTTTGATGTGCGATCGCGGCGATGGAGATACCGCGACTCAAAGGCATTTGCACCAATGGCAGCGGTGCGGACTCAAGCCCAAAGGTACGCCACAAGGGAAAAGCAGGTGCTGAGACGCATTGGGCAAGACTACTCTGAAGGAAAGATTGATTTAGAGACATTCCAGCGTCAAGCTGCCCAAACCGTCAAGCACATACATTTAGCGGATATGGTGCGAGCGCTCAACAAGCAAGAGCAACTAACACCTGACAAGTTTTTACTGGTAGCCCGGAATCTTAAACAGCAATACCATTCTGGCAAAGACCCTTTAACAGGGGATAGGTTTGGGCTGAAATATCTGGCTCAGGACATGGCGGCGGGTAAAGTATCGCCAGCACAACTACTCAATCGCCTCAGTATGTTCGGGGAGTCGGGAAAGGTGACATTTTGGGGGACAAAAACCGCGCTCGCGACTGGTGACGGGAAATCTGAAGCGATGAGGGTGTTGGGAGCGGCAGAACACTGCCAGCACTGCCCGGTATATGCGGCTCTGGGGTGGGTTCCTTTATCAGAATTAATCTTGCCAACTCAGCGATGTGAATGTCGCACCAACTGTAAGTGCAGTGTGAGGTACAGGTGATTACAATCTCTCAATCGCTTACAGGAGCTTTATATTTCCGCCAAGATGAGCGGGTAGTTTGGATTAGCCGTAGGGAGTATAAGGATGCGATCGCAAGCTTCAATCAGCGTTTCAATACCGATTACAACCCCAATCAGCCCAGAGATGCCAGGGGAAGATGGACTTCTGGTGGTGGCGGCAGTCGGGGGGGCGGTCGGGGAGGCGGTGGTGGCAGTCGGGGAAGTAGTCGGGGAGGCGGTGGTGGACTAGCCAATAAACGGGTATCTGAATTACAAGAGATAGCCAAAAAAGAAGGAATTGATGTAGAATCTTTATCCTACAAAAACCGTAAATCGGTATTGACCAAGGCAATTAAAGTTAATCGTAAAGGGCAGAACTTGAGAGAGCAGGGACTGTTGAAGGCTATTAAGCCTAAATCTAGCCTAGCCAAAAAACGAGCTGAACGGAAACAGCAAAATAATAAAAAAACAGAAAGTATTAGTGATCGTGTAAAAGCAACTAAAGAAGCCAATAAAAAAGCTACTCAAGAAAAGGCAAACAGAATAAAACCATGGGAAGATTCAGAGTACGATTCTTTAGATGAAACTAGCAGGAAGAAAAGAGCCGAACGCCAACAAGCGATAATCAATGCGCCATTGCCTCCACCCAAGCTCAAAAAATTATCCCAGGCAGAAAATGAAGAGTTAGATAGTTACAATAATATTTTGATGGAAAATACAAGCTCTGAACGAATATCAAGTCCAAAAATGAGAAACTTCATGGATGCAATTGGAATGAAAAACCACAATCAAGCATCGGTCGCTTCTAGGAGCTTAGGGCTAAATGCACTCAATCAGGAAAGGAAAAAAGGGATTTCATCTTCTGTGGATAAACTTGATCAAGAACTTAGAGTAGGTGGTGGGTACGCGCTGAGTTACGCCGGACAAATTGGTGGAAGATATGGCGAATTATACAATAGAAGAGTAGCGGAAAGCTTAGAGAGCCTGCCAACTAACAATATTGTACATATAGCTTCAAAAAGCTATTACACTCAATTACCCAGAATTGGGGAGCCGCTTCAAGTTAAATATTTAGCGGATAGAACACCTACCGTTTTTGTTGCCGAGCTGAAACGACGAAAACTTTTAGATGTGGACAACCCAGGAATTCCCGTGAATGCATCTAGGCAAAGGTTACGCACTTTGAAGGATTTGAAAGGTTTGCCGGATAATGCGTTTACAGGGTACAGATGATTACAATCTCTCAATCGCTTACAGGAGCTTTATACTTCCGTCAAGATAAACGGGTGGTGTGGATTGTACTGGAGCAATCACCGGGAAAATATACTGCAATGGTTCGAGATGCCAGTACGGGCAAATCAAAAGCTCTTGATTTTAGCAATCAAAAAGAAGCTGAAAATTTTGCTCAAGAGAGTTCTCAGGCTTATTTAGCCTCGCGCATTTTCCCTACTAAAAATGCTGAAACGCTATTAAATGACCTAGAGAAAGAAAATGTTGAAAGTATTAGATACGAGCTAAGGCGCAAAGGAATTACTGACACATCTAGAGCAAATATTGAACGGATTGACGACAATAGATCAATTCATCAATCTGTTGCGGACGCGGCAACTTATGACGAGACAAGCGTGTTAGCTGTGAAAGACAAACGGGGTAATCTACAGTCGGCATTAGCTTATGAATTAGTACCTGATTACGATGATAATGGCAATGAGCTTAAAGGGACTAAAGCTTTATATGTGGAGTATCTTGCAACAGCTCCATGGAATGCAGCAAGAGCAAATGATGATCGTGTAGTTAGTGGTGCGGGCGCAAGGGCGATAGCTGAAGCCGTAAAAGAAGCCGAAAAAGTCGGCGCTCAAAAAGTACAACTTACGGCTTTAGACGGGGCAAAACCTTTTTATAAGCGTATTGGAATGTCAAATGACAAATATGATTCGTTTTTTGAGCTAGAATTAGGAACATATAAGGCAAAAGAGTTAGTGGCAAAGTATGGTTAATGAATTTAGTAGTGCTTCCATCTATCCAGTAGATTTAGAGCGAACAGTGTGTAATTCTTTCAACCTAAACAATAAAGGACGCGCTCAGGTTGTTAAAGAAGCGAGAGAAGCTACTACCAAAAAAGGTTCAATTGTAGATTTAAACGCTTATGAAATCAACTTGAGAAAGGCGATTCATCGTTATATACTAACTTGATTTAAGCCTTAACAAGTTTTAAACACATTCAAGTCTTGACCCAACGCTCGCGCTAACCGACAAACCATAAACCAATTTTTGCAGCCGTACTTTTCCCACCTGGAAATAGTGGAAGAGCTAACGGATAGGCGCTCGCCTAGCTGTGATTGGTTTAATCCAGCGGCTAGGCGGCATTCTTTGAGTATCCTTGCTTGGGCACGATAAGCTTGAATCTCGGTCATTTTGCAACCTATGCAAATCCCTTTCAATACTAACATCGCCAGGGATAGGATTAAAAGATGGCTACTCCTTTTGCTGACCCTACTCTTTGGAATCACGCAACCTTTACGTTTGCCGTCCAGTTTGGCGCGGCAACGATTGACGAGCGCGGCAACCGAACGACGCCAGGAAAGACCTACGCCGTCACGTTCAAAATGAAAAAATCAGGCGGTAATAACCTTCAGCAAAAAGAGGCAGCAAGTGAGCTATCGGAGGTTTATAGCTGCAAGGTTGTAGCGGTCGATGGCGATTATGAGTCATTTCAGCTCCCCAACGAGATTAAGCCAGGGGACGTAGGAGAAGGAACGTTAAATGGGCGCTCGTGTCGAGCCACGATTAAATCGATTGCTCAATCATCAATTGTGTTAATCCCTCAGATACTGGGGGATAGTTGCACTTTGGAGATGGACTATCGGATCAGGAGAGGGTCAGCCGCGTGATTGAGTTAAAAGTGGATCGGGGTGAAACCGAACAGATGGTACGGCGGTACAATAGTCGTCTCAGAAGCGTTCAGCGCCCCCTGAGAGGGTGGGCGAATTGGCTACTGAGTGAAACTGAGCGCCAATTTGTAACCGAAACCGATCCAGATGGGCAACCCTGGGCAGCGCTCGCCCCCTCAACCTTGGCTCAGAAACGAGCGCTAAATTATCCAGATGACATTTTGACTCGCACTAGGGATATGCGCCGTTCAGTTCGGATTGTCTTAGCTGGGCGATATGAAGTGGCGATCGCGGTTGATTTCCCGGCACAATTTCACCAGTCGGGAACCGCCAAGATGCCACAGCGCCGTATCTTGGGACTTAATGAACGCCGGCGAAACCGCTTAGTTCTTAGAGTAAGGGGGTATCTAAGAAATGGGCGTTGATTTCACTGTTTGGGATAAAGCGATTGGTACTCGATTGCAACCGATTCGGGATGCGCTTGCCTCTATCCCAGTAGCAGCGATTCCCCAAGAAGCTGGAAAATATGGGGATGAACAGTTCGAGTCAATCGATTGGCTGTTCCCTGAGTACAGCGCCAGTTCCGATGGGAGCGATCGCATTCAACAGCTACAAGTTACCCTCATAATCCGTTTGCATTTCTCAAAACGCTATGCCAGCACCCCCCAGGAAAAAGCAGCATTAGAATGGGCTGAACAACAGCTTTTACTAATTGTTCCTGGCTACCGCCTGCCAGATACCCTGTCCCCCGTCAGGTTAGTATCTGGCAGGCTTTTTGCCCCTCAAAGGGGACAATGGTACAAAGAGCTGCGGTTTGAATTTAGCGCTCAGATTGTGCCAACCGACGAAGTTGAACCCGTCCCACCTGTGATCACGATTGGAGTGGATGATTCTTACGGTCAGTTAGTGGAGGTAACTCAGTGAACTACGTTGTAACTACGGATATCCGTAGTGATGAAACTCAAAGGAGGATTTATGCCTAATACAGGGGTAGTAGTAACCCAATCGACTGCTGAGGATCTCTCGTTAACCCGAACCTTACCCATTGCAGTGGTAGGAACTTGCTCAACTGGGACTTTGGCAGATAGTACCCCAACCCTGATTGAATCGAAGGCGGATGCTACTACCATTCTTGGTGCTGGTAGCGGCTCTGACACTTTGCCAAATGCGGTGGCGGTACTTCAGCGCTATGGCTGCGGGAAAATCATCGCGCTTAAAGGGGACAGCGGCGCGGCGACTCCAGCCGAAGGCGTGACAGGGGCAATCCCTCTGTTGGGTAACACGCTCTCAACCCTTGGGATAGAGCCTGAAATAATCTTAACTCCCACCTTTAATGACGCCACAGTGGTAACAGCGCTAAAAACCTTGTGTGACAGTATTCATGCGCTCGCGCTTATTAGTCCATCAGCGGCTACAACAATCGCTGATGTAATTACGGCTAGAGGCACTTCAACAGGAGTGGGGATTAAAGATCCTCGAATTGTAGTGTGTTACCCTTACATGAAAAATGCTGATACTCCCACAGATTTAGAAGAATTAACTCTTCACCTTGCCGGGGTGCTAGCTAATCTTGATAACTATGGACAATCACCGCTAAATCAGCCGCTTCTGGGGGTGGACAGCCCAGAAATTTCAATGACTCTTAGCTACTCTAGCGACACATCAGATAACGAACAGCTAAACGATAATGGCGTTACCACTATTAACCTTGACCCTGATGCTGATTACGTGATTTGGGGTGGGCGCAATTCAGACTATCAGGAGAATGAAACAGACGTATTAACTTTCATCAATGCGGTACGCGCTCGCGATAAAATCACCGAGTTAACTAGGGCTAGAGCAATTAAAATGCTGGGTCAAAATAGCAACTACACCACTGCATCTTTACTTACGGAAAGTTACCGGACAATGCTGAATGACCAAATTAGTTTAGGGGCAATTAAATCTTTCACCAAAGTAGCGATAAACGACAGCAAAACTGATTACAGTCAATTTAAGATTTACCACGATATAGAGTTTCAGCCCTGGACTCCCACCGAGTTTATTGGCGCTTCTGTGGCGATGACCGTTAACAACTAAAAGGTAAGAATATGGCTGTAATTGAATTTTTGATGGATGAGGGGGTAGACGTAAAGCTGTTGGATTACTTGGGCAATCCAGCCGATGCCAAGGGCATGGCAACAGAAATTACCCCGCCCGAACAAACTCTGAACATGGAAACTGATTTAAGAATCGGGGAAGGGGGAGAGGTAAATCGCCCAACTACCTACGCGGCGATGGAATGCTCAATGACACTTAAAGGAATCTCTAATCAGTTTTGGGAATTCACCTCGACCGCCCAAGCGCAACGCAAAGAGTTAACGATTCAAGTAACAGGGAAAGGGCAAGATAGGTACGATTCTACATCTACCGTGGACGTGAAACTTGTCATGAAAGGTTATGTCATGCGAAATGCCTTTTACTCATCAATAAGCGCAGGGGAAAAGTCAGAATTAGAATTAAGCATGGGGGTTAATTCAATTACTCAACAGATAGGCTCAACCACAGTAACCTTTGAACCAGCACTCAAAAAATATGAAATAAATGGAGTTAATCAATGGGCATGGTAAAGAAACAACAAAAACTAAAAACTATTGTCAAAGTTGGCGGAAAAGTATTTGTACAAAAACCGTTATCCGCGAGCGCCCACTTTGAATACGAAAATCGAAAAACAACTCAATCAATTCAGCTTGCTAATGAATGGCTGCTCTACGAAGCATTTGAAATTGATGGACATAACGTCATAGAAGAGGACTTGAAAGGGCTTAAGTTCCGCGAGCGCGGACGTTTGTTGCTTGGTGTGACGGCGGTAAATATCACGTATAACGATGACTTGCCCATGAATGAAAGCTCAGACTTTTCAGTTTGTGGTAATCGTTTTACAGAGAAGGAAGATTCAGGAGATTGCTTTAATGAGTTTGTTGCCAAATTCGCCCAAGATGCGCTCGAAGCTTATCGCTGGGTTATTCCAGAAATTCTACTTTGTAACAACAGAGAGATTACGGATACAGATTTTATTAAACTTGCTCCAGATGGTATTGGATTTGAAGGTGCAAACGCAATCACTCGATGGTTGCAAGCTTTTTTACCCCAAGCCCAAAGGAATTAATTTTAACCTTAAAATGGGCTGGATGGAGTATCAAAGATTTGCAGAATTTAGGGAAGTTTAAAGATATTCAAACTTGGATAAAAGCAATTATTGAAGCGATAGAGTTAGAACGAAAGGAATGGGAAAAGGCTAATAGTGGCAACCACCGAAACCATTAAAATTATCGCTGACACTGAAAGTGCGCTCGCAGGATTCAGTAAAGTCCAAGTAGCGGGTCAGCAGATGGCTGGACGGCTTCAATCTATTGGTGGTTCAATGGTTAGCTTAGGTCAAAAAGCTTCACTCATGACCGCTCCCATCAGTATCGGGTTTGCCGCAGTAGGAAAGATTGCAGGTGATTTTGAGAATTCCATGCAGCGGTTACAAGCCGTTTCAGGTGCAACGGGTAAGGAGTTTGAGAAGCTTAGAGACCAGGCAAAGCAGTTAGGATCAACCACTGAGTTCAGCGCCAAACAAGCATCGGATGCTCAAGGATTCTTGGCAATGGCTGGGTTTGAAGTGAATGAGATAACCGCTGCAATGCCGGGACTCCTCAACTTGGCGACCGCAGGACAACTAGACTTAGCCCGTGCTGCGGATATAGCCAGCAATGTATTGACTGGCTATGGGTTTGAGGCATCAAAAATCAACTATGTAAACGACGTGATGGCAAAAATTGCCACGAGCGCCAACACAAACATCAGCCAGCTAGGGGAGGCGATGAAATATGCCGCGCCAATCACTAAAAGCGCTGGGTTAGACTTTACAGAAGCGGCAACAATCATTGGCAAATTAAGCGATGCCGGGATTCAGGGAAGCATGGCGGGAACCTCTCTACGGGGAGCTATTTCCCGGCTTCTTAAACCCACCAAGGACACAACGGAAACGCTAAATCGATTAGGGGTGAGTGTGACGAACAGCAGCGGCGAGATGCGATCGCTGATTAATATTATTGGCGATTTAGAACGCGCCGGTGCCAACACTACGGATATGATCACAATCTTTGGTCAAGAAGCTGGGACAGGAATGTCTGCTTTATTGGGGCAAGGTTCAGCCAGCTTGCAGGAACTTAAAGATAAGCTGGACGCTGCTAATGGCTCGGCTACCAAGATGGCTGACACAATGAGAGGCGGACTTCAGGGGCAAATGGCATCAATGCAGTCTGCCTTGGAAGGATTAGCGATCGCGATCGCTGATACCGGACTCCTTAATATGATGACCTTGGGGATAGATTTAGCAACCAAAGCAGTCCAGGCGCTTGCTCAACTTCCCAAGCCAGTTTTACAAGTCGTTACAGGGATAGGGTTAGTCGCCGTCGCGCTCGGTCCGGTTCTGATTGCGACTGGTTCCGTGATTTCTGCTATAGGTACAATCGGTGCAGCTATCCCAGTAGTCACGAGCGCACTGGGCGGACTTTCCGTAGTAGGGGGCGGTGTGGCGGCGGTCTTTGCTGGGATGACCGCGCCCGTCTGGGGGACTTTGGCGGCGTTTGCCGCTCTGGGAGCTGGCATTGGGGTGTTGGCGGCAAATTGGGATAGAGTCACTCAATTTATGGGTGATGTGTGGTTAGGAATGACAGTAACAGTACAAGAATCTGCTGAATATTGGGGCGCGACTATCCGCACTGCATTATTTTCGATAACCCAGACTATCTCTAGCTGGGGGACAAGCTTGTGGAACGCGGGCGCGGCTGCAATTGGAAACTTGGTTGATGGGATGCGCTCGCGGTTTGATTCGGCTATCGCTTGGTTTAAGTCCCAACTCCAGGCGTTTAGAAATTTGCTACCCGGTTCCGAGCCACGCGATCGCTCCTCTCCTCTAGCTAACTTGGCGAGCGCGGGAACAGCTACGTTACAAAACTTTTCCCAAGGATTTGCCCAAAGTAATGCAGCATCAATTTTTTCTGGCGCGTTGGGACAAGCTCGAAATCAGTTAACCGTTCCTGTCCCTGCAGGCGCGAGCGCGGGTGGAGGTGGGATCGTTATCAATGATAATCGCACCATCCAAATTAATGGTGGTGCGACTGACAGGGGAGATGATTGGATTTTGGATGTATTGAGGAGAAGCGATCGCGAACTCCTGGAATTGATAGAGCGAGCGCAATCGCGTCTTAATCGCGGCAGAGCTTAAGCCTCACTGCGGATATCCGTAGTTAAAGAATTGTCTTATTCCGTTACCATCTATGACTACAATCGCTTCATTCCACACATTTAACTTTGACAGCTCCGAGATTACGGCGCTCGCGGGTTCAATCCGCTACCCCTACCAAAAAATAGATAAAATCCGCAACTACACCACACTACAGATAGCGTCTAAGTCTAGAGAAACCATCGTTATATCCGCTACATTTGAGAATGAGACCCGATTTACAGCATTGAACAATCTAGCACTGTCGCGAATTAAGGGTGATTTTTACGTTGGGACTAAATACTGGGGAAAATTCGCAATTAGCAGTGTTGACCGCCAAATTGACTCTTTAGGGCGCTCGCGAGCGCGAATAGAATTCACCCAAACAACACCAACAACAGCAATTGGTGATTTTACTCCGATTGCGAGCGCAATTGGAAATTACGGATTATTTGATTTTGCCAAAGAGGAATTTCTTGATTTAATGCAAGAAGCGCTGACCTATCCCACCGATGAAATTGCCAGATTACAGAATTTTCCCAAAGTACAAGACGGAGAAGATGATTTAATACAAATTACTTTAAGACTACGATTCAGTAAAGTTTACAATACTAATCCGCAGCAACGATTAGACACTTTAAGGACGCTCGCAGATAACTACACTTTTTATACCCTTACCATCAAAGGAACCAATTATGGTGACTATGTAATACAATCAATACGATGGTCGCAAACAGACACTTTAAATGTTACAGCAGAATTTTTACAATCCCCAACGGGACTACCCCCAAAAGAACCAATCATTAGCAGCTTTGTCGTTAACTCAGTACAAAAAGTCACAACACTCGCTCCCAATGTCACTAGCCTTAGCTACACTGAAACAATTACAGGTGGCGCGTCTATTCTAGAAATTGAATTCGATGCCCAAGCCACGGACATTCCTGTAGAAGGCGATTCAATTGAGGTTAAATTTAAATATGAAGGCGATTCAAGCGAGTTTAATACCGGAACACACAAATGTGATTATCCAGAGCGCAATTACGCCCCTGACACGGTAAGAGTCGGCGCTCAATCCTACGATTACAACTTATCTCTTAACTCACAAGAAAAAATAACTTACACAAACCAACAGCTTAATTTAATTGTTTCCCAAATCGCCAGTAATTTCAGCCTAACCCTTATTGGAAATATCAGTACAATAATTGCTGGCACAGCTCCCAATACAACTGATTTGCCCAAGGTAACAAGTAACAACGGGTACGCTGCATTGTTAGACGCGCTCGCCAAGGATTACGGTTATGCTTTTAGATTTAAATTTGGCAATTTATATTTTGAAGATTTTTCTGATTTAGAAGCGGCTGCGAGCGCGGGTATACTTTCACCGACTGACTGCATCAGCGCTCGTTTTACTCAAAAAGTAAAAGGGACTTATCGTCAGGCTTTTGCTTTATACGATAGCGGCAATGGCACAGTAAATGATACTGATATTCCCAATAATGATTATTTGGATTTAAGGCAAGAAGGATACTACGCCTCTCTTAATTCAGCATTAAGGCGTAGCAGTGGAGCGCTCAAAGAAACTAATCGATTTCGCCATACCGGAATAATAAATATCGAGGGTGATTATGATTATTCAGCCAAAAACAATTTAACCTTATTTAGCTTCGACAATGCCAATGATAATGGTAAATTTCAAATAGAAAAAGTAACTCACAGATTAAGTGCAACAAGTGGATGGACTTGCGAACTAGAAATTAGAAAAGTATCTTGAAGTAAATATCATAAGCCATGACTACTACCGTTGTTAAATCAGTTACCGGACGCTACCACCTCAAAATTGATGGTCGGGTAGTGGGTATCAGTAAGCATTTGCCCGATGACTGGAGAGAAGACTATAATCGCAATCAGCCCAGAGATGCCAGGGGAAGATGGACTTCTGGTGGTGGCAGCCGGGGAGGTAGTCGGGGAGGCGGTGGACTAGCGAATAAGCGGGTATCTCAGTTGCAGGAGATAGCCCAAAAGGAGGGAATCGATATAGACACCCTCTCCCATAAGGCACGTAAGAGCGTGTTGGCGGCTGCGATTGAAGCCAAGCGGAAAGGGAAAGACATTAGAGAGGCAGGGTTACTCAAGCCTCGCAAAACTAAGGGAGGATTGAGGGGGCAGGCTGAAGAAAAAGCGAAAGAGCAAGCAACCAAAAAACAGACAAAAACTAAGCCACGGAACAGCTATGAGGCATCTTTACCTAAAGATCAGAAAAGAAAATACCATTCGGTAACAAACCAAGATGAATTCGAGGGTTTAGTTTATAATGCCATGGCTGATCTGCCTAAGCGTTCGGAAAGTGGAGGAGTTTACATTTATGAAGTAAGAAGACAATTAGGCGAAAGTGTACCCCGTGACAAATTCAATTCATGGCTTTTAAAAATGCAAGCTGACGGAAAAGTCCAGCTAGCTGGTGGCTCTTCCGACGAAGCAAGCCAGCTAAATAACC